AACGCCGATGACCCCGATGGAACAGGTTACACGGTACAGCTTGAGACCTTCTGTGATTTCATGACAGAAGACGGTATGGCCGATCGGATCTTCGAGCGAAATAAGAGAACGAAGGCCGGCCTGAACCTGCTTCAGTTTGTCTCCGGCAAAGACAAGCCGGTGAAGAAGCGGTGCAGCAAGTCCTTCCGACTCTGCTTCAGCTACATCGACCTTATTCGAATCAAAGATCAGTTCTCTGTCGCGCTCCAGATAATCAATCATCAGGGACAGGGCCTTGTTGCGTTTTTCCACGGAAGAGACGGAGAGATCATAGGAAGCAGCTCTGCTGCGGGATGCAATTTCATGAAGATTCAACAGTTACTCCCTCCTTTCTGCAGAAAGTATACCAGACAAATGTGATGTTGAAAAGAGACGATTATTCTGATATAATTTTATGAGGAAAGGAGGGGGAGCCGGTGCCGCATCAGCAGGGAATCAAAGTGATTGCCACCAACAAAAAAGCCTTTCATGACTATTTTGTGGAAGACAGATACGAGTGCGGTATCGTTCTTTTCGGAACGGAAGTAAAAAGCGTCCGTCTCGGAAAAGTCAATCTGAAGGAAAGCTGGGCCCAGATCCGGAAAGGAGAAGTCTGGATTGAAGGAATGCATATCAGCCCCTATGAACAGGGAAACATTTTTAACCGGGATCCGCTCCGGGCGAAAAAGCTGCTTATGCATAAAAAAGAAATTCGGAAGCTTGACGGGTTGGTTATGCGCCAAGGCTACACACTGGTTCCCCTGGAAGTGTATCTGAAGGACGGCAGAATGAAAATTCAGCTTGGCCTTTGCAAGGGAAAACAACTGCATGACAAGAGGGACAGCATGGCTAAAAGAGATTCCGAGAGAGAAATCCAGCGGGCGATGCGGAACAGGCAGAAGTAGAAATGTATGATCCGTCTTTTGAGGACCTGCTTCTTCCGGGGGACAGAAAGAAGACGTGATGGAAGCAGCCTGAGCACACTTCATCATGGGGATGATCCGGTTTCGACGGGGATTGCGAAGGCAGGATAAGCGAGCCGCGGCCCCTGTACCGCGCAACAACGGGGAAAAACAATAACTGACAATAGCAATTACGCTTTCGCGGCTTAATGCCGCGCGTCGGCCCTGAGCGCCTGCGGCTCAGCAAGCCGGCGTCATTGACGCAGGGAACGAGCTCCGTTTAAGCTTTGCGGCGGAGTCCGTAATGATGAAGCTACTGTCTCCGCAGCCTTTCCGCGGACGGCGTGAGACGGGAAAACAAATCACGGAATGCGCTCGGAGAAAATCCTGTTGACGGGTCTTCGGACAGGGGTTCAACTCCCCTCATCTCCACTTACCGGCCTTAAACAAACCCCGGTGTACTTCATCAACGGGGCATTCATGGCCGACTTCCCCTTTGCCGGATAGGCAAAAAAAGAGACCAGTCTTGATTGACTGGCCTCTTTTTCGTGCTCCAAATTACCAGATGCGGAATATTCTTCCGGAAAACGGAATAATCTTCCACTCAGTCACCAAAGCCTTCCGTTTTCTGGTATTATCCGCGGGAAGGAGCATGGTCGAATGATCAAGATTTTACTCTCCATCCGCTTAGGCGAAAAGCGGTGGACACAGGCAAAGCTGGCGAAGAAGACCGGGATCCGAGCAGCCACCATCAATGAGCTGTACAACGAATGCACCGATCGGGTCAGCCTCCGGCAGCTGGATCGTATCTGCCACGTTCTCGAGTGCGATCTGTCAGACTTACTCGTGAGAGACGGAAGCGATCCGTTTACCGAACCTGACCACCCAGTGAAGACCTAACCCTTCAGCCCCGGAGTTGCCGCTCCGGGGTTTTCTCATAGCCCGATCTTCGTCCCGTCATCGAAGGTGAATCCGTATTGGAATTCACCGCCGAGCGCCTTCGCCAGGGCTTCCCATTCATCAATAGTAAACTTCGCCGTCTTGAGCCTCTTCCCCAACAGCTGAGGAGACCAGCCCATTCGCCTTGCCAGCTCCGCTTTGCTGATGTGCCTGTAACCAACTGCCATTTCAATGATCTGCTGTGCCGTCAATCCTGTCACCTCCTTCCGTGGGTCGATTATAAACCATCCGGTTTCCGTTGTCAAAAATATTTTTCAAAAATAATCTAAAAAGTTGAAAAATATGGTTGACATTATAAACCGCTGGGTTTATACTCATCCTGTCGAAAGACACTGGATCCCATGAAAATCAAGGAGGAGACCACAATGACCACCATCCAGAATCAGAACTTCGGAATCGAAATCGAGCTCACCGGCATCTCCCGCCCCGCCGCCGCGCAGATCATCGCCACCTACTTCGGAACCGAAAGCGTTGGCCATGAATACGATGGATACGACACCTACACTGCGAAGGACACCAAAGGCCGGAAGTGGAAGTGTGAGCGTGACATCTCCATCGAGCCGCAGGTTCGCCGGAATGGCCGGATCGTGGACAGGCCCGAAGGCCGGACATCCTCCGATCTCCGCTGCGAAGTGGTCAGCCCGATCCTGCAGTATGAGGACATCGAAGACCTGCAGAACATCGTCCGGAAGCTGGTCGAAGGTGGCGCCCTGGCCAACAGCTCCTGCGGCATCCACGTCCATGTGGACGGAGCCAACCACACCGCCGAAAGCCTGATCCGGCTGGTGAATCTGGTGGTTGGCCGGCAGGATCTCTTCTGCGAGGCTCTGCAGAACGAAGCCCGTTGCTCCCACTGGTGCCAGAAGACCAGCAAGGAGATGATGAAGGCCATGAAGAAGACCGCGCACACCAAGGCCGACATCGAGCGGATCTACTACTCCGAGCTGAACAACGGATACCGCGGCGGGATCAATCACCAGCACTACTGCCCCGCCCGGTACCGCGGACTGAACCTGCATGCCCTGTACACCAAGGGAACGATCGAGTTCCGGCTGTTCAACGGGACCACCCACGCCGGCAAGATCAAGGCCTACATCCAGTTCTGCCTGGCCATGAGTGCCTGGGCCATCAATACCGAATCCAATTCCCTGTACTTCCGGGATTCCAAGAACCTGACCAAGGAGCAGAAGGCCGTGAACATGGAAGGCTTCCTGACCAAGCGCCTGGGGATGACCGGCAAGGAATTCGCCACCGCCCGGCTGCACCTGACCGCCGCCTTCCGCGAAGCCTGCTGAGAGAGACAGCCCTCCCGGCCGGGCCAAAGACCGGGAGAAAGGATTGACCGATGGATAACTACGTATGGCGCGAAGCTCTGGATGACATCCTGCAGGATGTGCTGAATGAATACCTGGCACCTGAGCTGGCTGAAGACCTGATTGAGAAGATCAACGAACGGATTGACAGCGAATGCATGGAGGACGATGACGATGATTGACGATCGCGGACAGCAGATCGATCTGGCCGAGAAGGAAAAGGATCCAATGGGCCGGTTCGAAATCCTGGCAGAGCGGTACATGAACGGATCGGAGAAGGAGCGGGAGATCATCCTGTCCTTCTTCCCGGAGCCGGCAGAACGGAAGATCCTGATGGAAGGCTTTGGCCTGTACCATCTCTTCCGGGATCAGCGCCTGTACAAGTCAGTTGAACAGGCCCTGGCCGAGCAGATGTGGCAGGAAGCGCATCAGGATCAGCAGTCCAAGCTAAAATGGACGGGTCGGTGGAGTTATCTGCGGCTCAGGCATCCAAAAGATGCAGGCCCACTTGAGCAGATCACTGTCTCCTACCGGGATCCGGTCAGAAACTTTACCGGCTTCCGGGATGATCCCAGAGTGCTGGCAGCAGTCAAAGAGAAAGAGGCCGGGCAGTGTCAATTCCTTGTCTGGCGCGAAGTTGTAGAGGAGGTCTGATGTATGAAACTTTATCTCGCTTATGGTTCCAATCTCAACAAGGCCCAGATGGCCGTCCGGTGTCCGGATGCGGTGCCGGTTGGCAAGACGAAGATCCCGGGATACCATCTGGTGTTCCGGCGCGGTGTCCTCACGATCGAGCCCTGTGTCGGTGAATTCGTCCCGGTTGCCGTCTGGAAGATCAGCGAAGCCGATGAGAAATCCCTGGACCGCTACGAAGGCTTCCCCAGGTTCTACGTCAAGCAGGACTTCCTGATCCTGCTCAGCCGGAAAGAGAACGGCGTCCGGATCGATGAGTATCAGGAGGCAATGGCCTACGTGATGAATGACGGCTTCCGGATCGAGGCCCCGAGTGAAACCTATCTGGCCACCTGCGCGAAGGGATGCGATGATTTCCGGATTGACAAGGGACAGCTGTTCAAGGCCAGGAATGAAGCCAAAAAGGGAGAGGAGGTGTGGAAGTATGGCAGGAAGCTCAGCTGGTAAGAAGGCAGTGATCCACTTCCGGAGCTGTGGAAGCTCCGGGAACATCTACTGGATCCTCGGCGCAGTACGGTTGCAGATGCAGAAGGAACGCCGGATCACGGACTACAATAACGCCTGGGAGCGCGTCCAGCAGACAGACTACGCAGGAGCGCTGAAGATCCTCCGGGAGCTGGTGGATCTGATTGACGATGACGGGAGGTATTGAGCATGATTGATGACCGCACCCGGCAGATGATCGAATGGTATCTGCCGAACCCTCCGGATCCGGAGCTGGAGGAAGGCGAATACTACTACCGCCAGTCCACCATGAAAGGAGAACAGGTAATCAAGGTTCGCGTGACAGCCATCTTTCCCGGAGAGATGCATCAGCCGGAAGAATACGAAATCTATCAGATCCGGAGTGATGGCCTCCGCTGGGTGGATGTCGGATGGGGTGATCATTGCAGAGGGGCCTTCAAGTCCCAGCTGTACGACAACAAGCAGGACTGCCGGGATCAGACCCATCAGTGGGCCGAAGACTGGGAGCGCCTGAGAGAGATTCAGAAGAAGGAGGGATTGCTGTGAACTACTGTGTGCTTTTGGATTGCCTGTCCAACCGGGCCAAGCCCATTCAGCAGGTCAAAAAGACCGGCATCCTGCAGACGGCCTACGACTTGATCAGCTGTGAGACTGTCCAGCTGGTACCGCTTTATCCGGACCGCCTGCCGAAGGGATACGAGGCGGTCTGCGATGAAAACAGGTTCGGCAAGCTGCAGATCTTCAATCCGCTGGCATCCTGGCTCTACGGATGCGATGACCATGGGGTGCCGATCATCAACAACGTGGTCATCTTCAAGGTGAAGAAGGATGACTTCGCCTGGATGACGGAAGAAGAGGCCCGGCAGATCGCGGACGATCTGAACGCCCGGGCGGAGGAAATCTTCGATCTGACCATGTTCAAAGCGATGACCGCGCGGTAAACGCCCGGATTGCCGCCAAATTTAACCAGCAAGGCCCCTCTGATGTCGGGAACGAGTTGACGCCCACCCGACAGGCGGAGGGGCCTTTCTCGCGCTCTCAGGGCCAAATTGAACGAAATCTCCTGTTTACGTTGAACTGCAGATACACAAATACCTCTATTTCGCTCAAAAAGGCCCCTATTTCGCGTTTCTCCCTTCAGACGGTGGATAACTCGTCCGGAGCATCAGAGGGCTCCTGCTGGTCAAATCTGATTGAACAGGCTATACATATGCGCTTGAACTTCTCCAGCAAATGAAAAAAGACCGCCATCCACGTCGGGAGAGCGGTCTGCTCATTTGTGATACTTATTCAGTTTTCGGCGGGTGTTCCGGATCTTTTCCTGTCCAGGTGCGTCCAGGATCGTCAGATCCCAGCGTCGTTTCCTGATTCTCTCACAGGATTCGGTGAAGGTCTTATATCGTTCGCATTCCGTATGACATCCGACGAACCTGTCCGGGCATCCTCTGCACGGAGCCATCACGGCAATCACTTCGTTTCGATTTTTGCCTGTTCCATTTTCAGCTCTTTGACCATCGCTTCGATCAGAGCCCGGGTGGTATCTTCGATCTGAGCAGGATCGACGATGTAGCCTTGCTGGTAGAGCAAATCAACAACATACTTCAACTTCTCCTTCCCCTGGTCGGAGTTGTAAAGCTGTTCGGCAGCATACACAGCCGTCTTCACTGCAATTCTCAGGAGCTCGATCTGATTTCCGGTCATCTTCTCCTTTACGGCGGGGATGACATACTTCATCAGCAGCCCGAAAATCAGGGTGATCACCGAAAGGATGATCGGGGTCAGGTCAATCTGAACCGATCCAAGTTGTAGCATAGGGCATTCTCCTTTCTATTCCCTCAGCCCAGGCTGAGGAATTTCGTCATGATGTACCAGCCCTTCCGGCGACCATAAGAGACTTTCGTCCACTGGTTGCCCTTAGAGTCTGTTACGCAGTTATAGGCATCAACACAGACCATGGCACCAACGGGAACGTCATCATACAGTTTGCAGCTCGTCGTGGGCTGCGCCCTCATGTGGACAGGCTTCCCGTTTTCTGACCAGACGGTTGCATCCTCGATCAGGATGGGCGGATCCGGATCAGGTACCGGCTCCGGGTCTGGTTCCGGAGAAGGCGCAGGCCCGGGGACGTCCTCTGTCAGGAAATCTTCCATCATCCAGCCGACGAAGCCGTGATACTTCACATAGGCCCAACCTTTGCCGTTATTCTTCGTCCAGGTCACAGACGCGCCATAGGGCACATGCTCTACCAGCGCGGCCTGCTTACTGGCTTTCCTCCGAATGTTCGCGGACTTTCCGTCCGGCGTAGTCACATACATGGTCTTGGTGACCGGCGTCGGCTCCGGATCGGGTCCAGGCTCCGGCGAGGGGCTCCCGCCGTAGTCCACATCCTTCAGCTTCCCCCAGTAAGCCCATTTGCCGATGGATGAATCCGTCTTCGCGACAGGGCTTGTGCAGTGCGTGATCTCCAGCGGATTAACGCTGGTCACGAATCCGATGTGGCTCAGGTTTCCGGGCTCTGTCCCGTACCACTTGTTTCCCTTGTCGGCATCCGTCCATGGTTTGCACTTGAACACGGCCATGCCGACCTGCAGATCCTTGGCGCTGGTGATCTTTCCGGTCTCAGAACAGTATTCCCGGAAGATCGTGTTGCTTCCGTGGTAGATCTTCGCGCCCTGCTCGCGGTACATTTTGACGAACATGCCGGAACAGTCAATGCCGTTTTTGTCGTTCGTCCCAGGTGACTCATACGGCCATCCGATGCACTCGTGCGCGGAATCAATCATTTTGTTCAGATCCAGCATCAGCCATTACCTCCTTCGCCCTCATCCTCTTCGCTTACAGAACCTTCTTCATCGCTATCGTCTCCCTTCGCGGTCTTTTTGCCGGAAACAGTCTGCGCAATGCCTTTCAGACTCAGCTCCATCTTCGTCTTTTCCAGCATGGCCAGCAGCCCCTTTTCATAGGTGCTGTTCTTCGTGTACGCCCAGGTGTCCAGCATCTTGTTCGCCGTCACGATCAGCACCAGGTACACGCAGGCAATAGCCGTCTCCGGCTGGAAGTAGATCAGCACGGCAATGATCAGCAGATACAGCCCCCAGAAGACCGCGCCGTATCTGGCCAGCCGTTTGGAAAACTGCTTTCTTGGATCAAACTGTTTCACTGCTCATCACACCTTTTTGATCAGGCCGTTGGTGTATTTCTGCAGGTCATCCCGGGCCTTCTGCATCTGATCGGCGTTTCCGTTATGCAGCTCGTGATCCAGGATCGCCGTCAGGGCATCGGCAGTTACCTGCATTCCGTCCTTGATCGTGTCGATTGAACTGTTAAGATTCTTGATGGAAGTCTCGTGGTTATCGAGCCGGCTCTTATCGGTGTCCAGCTTCGTTTCGATATCCTTGAATCGCGGTTCCAGCTTTTCCAGCACCTTCTCCGCGATCTCATCGGTCAGATCCTTGTCGGCCAACTTGTTCTTCTTTTCTTTCCGTTCATGCTCTTTACGAACGATTTCAATAACCTTGTAAGCCAGCACTACGACTGCGCAGAGCCCCAGAAGCACCAGAACAAAGTTCCAGAGCATTTCCGGGGTGATTCCCTCAATCGGCTGTACCTGAGTCATGGTCCTCACCGCCATTTCTGAAATTGTTTTTGATATGAAAAAGGCGCCGGGCCTGTCAGGCTTCCGGTGCCGAATGTCTTACGAGAACGTAATCATGGCAGATTTTCTCTCGCAGTCCGTTGTCGTTTGTGTGTTTCAGAATCCCGAGATAACTCTGGATAACGCTCTGTGCATATTCCAGAGGAACCTCACCTCGTCCGTACGCTTCCCGGACGAAATCCAGATGCCGTTTCATCTGCAGGGACGTGCTCTTCCGCAGGTGAATCTCCCGCGGCGTGACCACCTTTCCGATGAATTCGCATCCTTCCTCTACCGGAATCACGGCCGTCTTGTTGTTCAGCTGCAGACCGAAGTTTTCCCGGAGGAAATCATCTGTCGCGCCGACAATATCCCAGGCCTGCTGTTTGGAATCCACGATCGCGGCCATGTCATCCATATATCGAATGTACTTTGGCGCTTGCAGCACCCGTTTGATGTAATGGTCAACCGGCGTCAAAACCACGTTGGCCGTCATCTGACTGATCAGAGAGCCAACCTGCATCCCGATGCCGCTGACCATTTCAACGTCCAGCGGGTCAGAGTATTCCAGCGGCATCCCGAAGGGCCTGCCGTCGCTCCGGATCATGGTTTCCAGGTACCACATCATGTCTATGTCATCAATCGGCTTTCCGAGCTCGCGCAGCTGCACATCGATCGGGATCCGGAAAAAGAATTTCTGAATGTCCATCTTGACGATGTAATTCATTCCCGGCTTCCATTTCGCGTGTCTCATCCATCCCTGCAGCACGTCGCAGGCTTTGATCTGTCCCTTGCCCGGTATGGATCCGTAGGAATGCTCGTAGAAGCTCTTCGCGTAGATGGGCCACAGAACATGATACGCGGCGCAGTTCATCACGCGGTACTTGAAAGGGAGCGCGTGGATAAGCCGAACCTTGGGGAAATACTCATAAAAGGCATGGACCCCATTCACGATCAGATCCTTGTAGATCAGATGATTCTGGGCGTCGATCAGATTGTCTTCCAGATGCGCGGAATAGGAGAGCACCTCCGGCTTGAACCGCTTGTTCTCGCGGGCCAGCTTGTATCCGTCGTACAGATTCTCGTATTGAAAAAACCGTTCGTAGAGTCCGCTGTACTTCTCCATATTCCTGCCCTCATCCAGTGCGCTGTTTACCGGCCCGGGTTCTCCGGACAGATTCCACCGCTGTATCCCTTTTCCTGCCATTGCTGGCCGCGGAGTCAGACCCCTTTATCACCACCGGTACTGGAAACAGGCCCGTGAGCCTGTAACATCATGACCTTGGGATGAGCTTTCACTATCCCAGTGGCAAAGCGGACCGGAAGCCGATGTTGCCGTTCGCGTTCGAACGAGGATTGTTGCCGTTCGAGTTGAACACGCCGGCGTTGGCGCCATTGTTCCAATTGCCGCCGCGGTTGAAGCACCGCAACATCACTCCGCAAACTCGGTCTGAACCCTATGTCTTCGGCTTGCCACTGACGGATTTGATCAAGCCGCCGATCATCTTTCCGATCTCCACCACTTTTGACTCCCACACGCCATATCGATGCTTATCGATGTAGTGCAGATTAAAGGCCATCCGGATGTACAGCTTCAGCTTTTCATTCTCGATGTCGAGATTTTCCAGCGTCGTTTTCTTCGTGTACTTCTTATCTTCGGTGATGGCAAGTTCCAGCAGCATGTTCATGCAGTGCCGGATGTCCTGCGCAAAACTGAAGCGCTCGGCCTTCGGAAACTGGGTCAGAATTGGATAGGAATAGACCATGAGATCCTGGATTTTTTGGAGCACCTTGAAGTCTTCTGTAGCCAATCCGTCCCAACTCCTTTCTTGTGGAGGAATTGGGACGGATTATACCAGATGTTGAGCCGCATTTCTCGTTTTTGTCATAATATGTCGGAATCTGTTATAAAATGTCAAAAACTGTCATTTTTGGCTCAAAAATTTTCCGCGCTTCGCGCGGATAGGAGTCATCGCTATCGCGATGACATCAGTCCCCAGTTACGCAGCTGGCAGCTTAACGAAAGCGGACCGGAAGCCGATGTTGCCGCGCGCGTCCGAACGAGGATCGGCGCCGACCGAGTAGAACACGCCGGCGCGGGCGCCATCGTCCCAACCGCCGCCGCGGTAGAAGCACCGCTCGGCTTCGCCGTTGTTGAAGTAGAAATAGTCTCCGTTGTAAGCGCCGGAGGTGGAATCATACTTCAGCATGGTCAGCGCCTGCAGGAGCAGCTTCGCCGCATCGCTGATGGTGGAATCGCAGTCAACAGACTCGAAGGTGCATCCGCGTCCGGTAGCTTCCTGGACGGTGATGGTGGTGGAATACCTGCAATGGCTGCTGATCCAGTCCATCTTCACGCTGCCGGAAGTCGTTCCGGATCCGTTCGGGGTCATCAGCTCGCCAGTGCTGGCGTTGATACACATCCATGCGGTGGAAGCCGCCGTCTGCGGATTGTCGCTGTCCGCAGCATTGTTGTTGACCAGGATCTGCAGCTCTCCGTACACAGTGCGGATGCCGCCGACCCATTCCCAGACGTTGCCGTTCAGATCCCAGATGCCGCTCGGGGTTCCGTCATGGCTCCAGGACAGGGGGCCGGTACCGGTGGCCACACGCTGAATGCGGTTGCTTCCGTCTCTGGCCATGGAAGGAATCGCCTGATAAATGCTGTCAGTGCTGTCCTTGCCATAGTCATTGTTGCCCTTCGGCATGGTGCCGTTCTTCTTGCACCACAGTGCGATCGCGGACCATTCGATAGCGGACATCACATGCCATCCGTCGCCTTTGGCTTCGCAATACTGCCGGGCCTGATCGAAGTTCACGCTCGTCTTCGGATCCTGTCCGGGCAGACTGTAGGCGCGGCCGTTCTGCACGATGTTCTGATACTTGGACACCCAGAAGCCGTCAATCTCCGTGCCGTTCACGATGAAAGCGGGATGCGTCGCGGTGGAATCCCCGAGGCCCAGCTGTGCGTAGGTCATCTTGGGGACGTACACCATGAAGGAAGGCATGCCCAGGTCATCATACAGAATTTCGTTGTTCGGGCAGACGCCTTTCAGCGCCAGCTCTACCAGATCAAAATTCGCCATGTTTCGTATCCTCCTTTACTCCACAGCCCACAGGCTGAGTGTCACCTTGTCCAGGTCAAGCGGCACGGGCGTCGGGGGCTCCGCTTCGCCGCCTTCTTCTTCGGGCTCATGGTAGATGTATTCCCGGGCAGGAATATCAATCTCGGCCACATAGGCGCGTCCCGCAGCGGTACCGATGACCAGCTCGCCGTCATGATCGAAGCAGATGTCGATATGCACGGGCCAGTCCTGCTCCCGCTTCACCAGGTTGATGGTCAGATCGTCATCGAAGCAGATGGTCTTCTTCGTGGACGTGTTCTTGACCTCGTAATCAATCTTCGGGCCTTCGTTCTTCTCTACGATAATCATCCGTCATAACCTCCAATCACTGCATAGACTACCGTCACGCTCGCAGAGCTGCCGGTGTGTTCAATCTTGAAGCCGTTGACCTGGCGTTCCGAGAACTCAATCTCGCCGATGTTCCCGCCGTCGTTCGCAACCTTGCTCACCACGACGATGACATAATTCAGATTGTCCCTCACATTCGTCAGGGCCACAGACTTCTTGGAATTGTTGAACGGGAACGTCAGCGAATTGGTCAGCGTCACCGTTCCGGTCTCCTGCACCGTTGCCTTTTCCAGGGCGCTCAGACGGGCGTCATCCGACCACTCGTTCTGGCGCAGCTCATTGAGGATGAGTGCGACGGCGGCATGAGCGTCCAGGATCCCCTGTTCAATTTTGTTGAAGTTTTCCGCGCTTTGGGGAGTGCCCTCAACATACACTTCACCGCGGACCTTGGTGTGGGTAATCGAGCCGTCGCCGTTCGCAGTCTCGGTATACCGATTCTCGTACTGGTCGACCTCGTCCACCCAGAATGTCCAGTTGTACATCAGCTCTCATCCTCCGTCTCCGTAATCTCAAAGTCGAACCACTGGTACAGGTTCTCGTTTGCTCGCTCGATCTTGACGTTGACTGTCTTCACGGCCCATACCTGGCCCTCCGTGTTGATCAGCCTGACGCCGGTGATCGTGGTAACGACCCCGGGAGAAATCTGCACCTTAATCCGGGCAAGCCCCGAGCTGGTGACTTCTTTCTCGACCAGAGCCGCGTCATACCAGGTACCGCCCCTCTGGTACTGCGCTTTGTAGATCCGCTTTTTGATATAGTTCCGCAGATCTGTAAAGGCCGCAGTTTGCAGCATGGCTCATCACCTCCCTTAAAATAATGAATTGATCGACGTGCCGCATTTCCGGACGTCGTATCCGGCAGAATTGGATGCCGCAGCGATCTCTACGCCCCCGTCCGATTCCACCCCATGGGTGGCGTAGGTGGGATGCGTTCCTGCGGTTGCCTGGCCTGTCACAGGCACTTCGTATTTCGGGCTGCCCGATGCAGACTCAATTACGATATCCTCATACGACTTATCGCCATGGGAGGAATACTGAGGAACCGTGCCGGCGGATTCGACGTGGTACAGGATGTTGTCGCTCTTCTTGGTCTTGACCTTGATTTTGCACAGGATGCGCAGAATCGGGTACCCGTCCACATGCGCCCGGACCGGCTTAAAGATATTGATCATCCGGACGGCCTTGGAGAAGTTCACCGTCCCCTGATCATCAATTCCCAGCAGCACCCGGAAATATCCCGGCTCGCCGCCGTAATCGAACCATTCCTCAACGGTGGTGTTTGGCCAGACCGCCTGTAGAGCCGTTTTGACCGCGCTGACGGTGCCCAGCTTATCCCGGACGTGCCAGTTCGAAAGCAGCTGCCGGCGCTTGGTGGCGATGTCCGCGTCATAGTCATACCAGTCAACCTTGCAGTCCTTGGCCAGAATGTCCAGCAGATCTTCATCCATCTCGTTGATGTTCTGAAAAACTGCCGGCGCGTTGACGTTTCCTGCGTTCTCGCCGAAGATCCAGCCCACCATCTGAGCCAGGTTGTACATGCCCTTATCCCGGCCCAAAACGCCCGGAAGGACGCTGAGCATGGATTCCTGGGTGATCCCCTTACTCATCTTCATAGCCCCCATTCACGAGGGTTACGGTGCCAATACTGGCCATTTGCGGGACGTAATCCTCAGGCTGTGCCGTGCTCGGATCCTCAACCGTGCCGTTCTTCAGCACCGTGAACGTCGGGGAATTGATGACCGTCCTTTTGGCGCCAGCTTCAATCACCAGCTGATTCAGTTTGCTGGGGTTGATGTCCCGGCCGATGGTCGCTGCTTCCCAGGCGATGAAGTTCTGCACGGCTGCTTCCACGTTCGCCTGGATGGTGGCCGCGCTTTCGGTGCTGTCCCGGCTCAGATAATAGGTCATGTTGATGTCGTAGGTCACCAGATCCACGTCCTCACAGCTGACCTGATCGGTCAGGGGCCGGATGTCCTCGTCGTTGCACGCTGCCAGGATCGCGGCCTTCATCTCGCTGGATGCCGGGGAGCCGTCCTCCATCACCGCGTAGATGTGAACCACGCACGGCTCCGGAGAATTGACCACCACGTTCCGGATGTTTGAGGATACCCGCCGGGCGTAATACTCATACGCCCCTCTGGCGCCTGCGGAAGTGTAGGCATCCTGGCCAGTCAGCAGCAGATCGTAGAACTCGTCATCCGTGGCAATGTCGCTCGCGCCGTCCGACATGGTGATGTTGGAGACGCTGGTGTAATACTCAAACAGGTCTACGCAGTTGTTCAGCTGTCCGGCGACGTATCCGTTTCCAACCGTGCCGGCAGTCTGACAGGTCGCGGAAACATCCGCATAGTTCGATGTGGCCGGGACGTATACGTCCTCATCCGTCGCGAAGACGATCGCGGAATCGGACGTCGTGACCCGGGTGCCTGCCGGAATCAGGATAGCGAAGTCTCTGGCCCCGGAACTGATGGTCGTGTTCGTGACCGCTCGCAGGTTCTGGATGGTGTCCAGGCAGCTTGTCAGCGTTCCGATGGCGATGCCGTTTCCGGCGGACCCGTACGTGGTGCAGGTCGCTGTGACGGTGGCCGTCTCTTCTCCAGCGTAAACAGTGACATCCGTGTCCGTTTCAAAGACGATGGTTCCTTCAGAGTTCGTGATCCGTGTTCCCTGGGGAATGACGATGTCGTTATCCTCGTCCTCCAGGAGCGTAAACCGGATTTTCGTCGAAGCGTATCCGGTATTTCCTGCCGATACGTAGAACCGGAGCGTGGTTGTGGCCGGGGTGGCCTGCGGCCGGGTCTTCGCAAAAAAAATCTGGGCAAGATTGTCCAGACCTTCACCGACGGCCTTGCTCGGGATGTTCTGATTCCCGGCGAAATTGATTTGTTCAGCCAGTAAAACCATGGTCGCCGCCACCCACTGGATGAACAGCTTTTCCGGACTGGCCGGATGCACTGTCCGCTGTGCAATGCTCTCATACTTCGTTGTCAGCGTTTCCACAAGGGTTTCCGGATCCGCGTCTACGAAGATATATGGTGTCGTATCCCTGCTCATATGTCGCTCACCTCCAGCACAGGATTCAGGATGCCCCGCATGCCGTCTGATGCTTCAAACCGGATGTTCGTCACGTTCACTTCCGGCATGTATTTTCGCAGCGCTT